CGTCCCACGGATGCCAGGGTTCAACCAGCGACATAAGAAGACAAAAATGAAATGTACAATAGGTAAATGCAAAGAACTGATATTTAAGTACCTACAAAACAGGATAAAAAACAAAATGTACAAAATAGCTTTAATTTGCTTTAATTGAGCTTAAATTTTTGACGTTTTTTTTAAGCATTGTTTGCCCGTAGATTTAACCACACCACCCAAACCAAGCCTTTTAAAGCCACTATTGCCATATAAACCAAACTACCCGTTAAATAAAGCGTTACAGGCCATTTAACAGCCTTTTAACCACGGGGCCGGTATTGCCTGGTATAAGTTATCCGGCACACGCCGGCCAGATGCTGCCGTTAACCTCAAAAAGGTGTACATTTTGCAATGCACGGACAAATGGACGGACAAATGGACGGACACAATCGGGTAAAAAAGAGTATCTAACTACCCTCATAAGTGCAAAAAACAGGGCAAAAATGCACAAAAACACCGTTTAAGTACCCCCGTAAAACCGTTAACATAATTATTTAAAACCCGGCAAAGTACTGGTTTTACTGGTATTTCGGGAGGTTTGTATGTTTTAATGGTGCAAAAGTGCTTGTCTCAGGTTGTACAATTCGTTGAAATTACTCGGCAGCCAGGTTATTATTGGCATAACCCAGTTTCTGTTTAAGTACCCTGTTTTGTTCGGTTAAAGCACCTATTTCTTTTGAAAGTTTAATTATTTCGGCATTCAAGTCGTTTATTATACCTTTAAATACATCTTCTGAATTATTGTTTGCGGGTTTATAACCTGGAATCGGTCCTGTAGATTGACTACATTTTGTAGCTACTCCCAGGATGATTTCCTGCAAATCGAAACCAAATTCACTACATTTTGCAATCAGTAAATCAAAATTCATTGAATTTCGACTCCTCCAGGCTGATATTGTGCCCGGTTTAACGTCAAAAAAGGTCACAAGGTCAGCATCACTCCTTGCTCCGAGCTTAATTTTTAAATTTTTCAGTATTAAATCTACATTTTGCATTAATTATTCTTGCATATCTACAATTTGTAGTTATCTTTGTGACAACAATAGAACAAAATTACGTCAATATGATCGACAAAAACAAATTAATTAGCAAAAAAATGTACGGAGATATTTCGGTGGTTGCCAGGATGCTTGATACAACCCCCGCAAATGTTCGACAACTGCTGGAACGGGAAGGTGCAAAAAGACATATTGAAGCAGTTGACGCATTATCGAAAGTGATTGACGCCAGGGATAGACTTTTATCATCGAAATAAAATGCAATTCCATAACAACACATTAGCAATTGAGGTTAGCTGGCTGATTAATGAAGGCATTGTCAGTAAAAGCTGTTACGAAAAATTATCGAGCAGACAAAACCTTAATGTTGTGCGCCGTGGTTGTTTGAATACTCCTGCCTTGGTTGCCTACGAAAGCATACCGGAGCGGTTCCGCAAATTGATTGATGCAAAAATTGGTGGAGACCCTTACAAAGCTGTAAAAGTTAACCAGGTGGAAAGTCATATTAAACCAAACCAGGAAGCGACCGACCTTTTCGAAAACTTCCGCCTCCCTGATGGACGATATTTAAAACAGGATACCCGCCGCGAGTATTACGCAAACGCCATTGTGCTCGATGCTATACACCGGATGATTTCGGACAAAAAAGCAAAACGCAGCGCGCTGGGCTCACGCACTACCCGAGCATGGGAGCAAATTTGCGAAGCCGTTATGGAACTCGACCGCACAAAGTACCCTCATAATTTACCCGCCAACCCACGCCGCCTCGAAGACCGCTACCGTAAATATATAACAGGCGGCCCCCAAAGCCTGATTCATAAAAATTTCATGAACAAAGCCGCCGCAAAAATTAAGGATGAAGTAAAAGAGAGCTTTATTCTGGAGCTGGTTGCCGACCCTCGCAATCTGAACAACGAACAGGTTCGTGCACTGTACAACCAGGTAGCCGAACGTATGGAGTGGCAGAAAATTACAGCGCAAACAGTTGCCAACTGGCGCGATAAAATGGAGACCACAGCTTATGCCGGTCGCCGCGGTGCGGTTGCCTTCAGCAATAAAAAGGCAATGCAGGTAAAACGGAGCGCACCAACACAGCCGCTGTATTACCTTACCATCGACGGCTGGGATGTTGAACTACTGTACCAGATAACCACAACCGACAGCAAGGGGCGCACCGTTACCACTTTCCACAACCGGCCAACAGTTGTGGTGGTGCTTGATGCCTCGCAAAAATACCCGCTGGGGTTTGCCGTGGGAACGCACGAGAACCCGGAACTTATTAAAGCCGCCCTCCGCAATGCCATGCGCCACACGGTTGAACTGTTTGGCTCGATGTACCGGGCACACCAGATACAGAGCGACCGCTACGCCATTAAACAAATGACGCCATTTTACGAAACAGTTGCCGAAAAAAGCACTCCCGCCCGCGCCAAGAACGCCAAAGCAAAAGTAATTGAGCCTTACTTTAGTTACCTCAATAAAACGTATTGCCAACTGTCGCTAAACTGGAGCGGTTTTGGTATTACTGCCGACCGCGATAAACAGCCCAATATTGAGTTTTTGAATAAGTACCGCCACGATTTCCCCGATTATGAAGGTGTTTGCAAACAGGTAGCACAAATAATTAAACACGAAAGGGCCATAAAAGTGGCCGATTATGTAACCAGGTTCAACGCGCTCGAACCAGCCAACCGCCTGGAGTTAACCGCCGCGCAATACCTGCTTAATTTTGGCGAAAGAACCGGCTACACCAACATGCTCAGGGGAACAGGCCTTCGCCCAACCATTAACGGAATTACCCGCGACTATGATTGTTTCGATATATCATTCCGCGAACACGCCTCAACACAATGGCATGTGCTGTATGACAGCGAAGACCTTACCCATGTACTTGCAGTAAACGAAGACCAGAGCCTGCGCTACCAGCTTACCGAAAAGTATATTCAGCCAATGGCATTGAAGGACCGTAAACCAGGCGACAGCGAACAACTGGAACTGGTTCGTAACTTTAACAAACAACTGGAAAGCCATGTAATTGACGCCCGTGCCAATGCAGCCGAACTTGTACGTGCAACCATTGCCGCCAACCCGCAACTCGAAGACACCACCCTCCGCAAATTACTGATTGTCGATAGCAACGGCCAGCACAAAAACCGCCTGGGCGAGGCCAAAAAAGCACTCGCAACAGCCAACAGCCAACAGCCAACAGCCAGCAGCGACGACAACGATGCAGAAAATCATTTCGATATGTATTAATATTTAATATCAATTAAAATGGACTTAATTAAAAAAGAACAAATCACCAACAAACTTCGCAGCTACTGCGAAAGGTACGACAGCCAAAACAAGGCTGCACAATCGCTCAAAGGCGTCAGTTCGGCAACCATCAGTCAGGCGCTGAATCAAAATCACGAACTCATATCCGACGATATGTGGCGCAATATTGCAAGCCAAATCGGGTATCGCGATGCAAAATGGACGGCGGTTGAAACCCGCGACTTTCGGCTTATTAAAGCATTTCTGGCCGATTCTCAGGAAAATGCCTTGGTACTGGCACTTACGGGCGCAGCCGGTAGCGGCAAAACATTTGCCATGCGCCATTATACCGAAAATAACAAGCGCGTGTACATGCTGGGGTGCTCTGAGTTTTGGAACCGCAAACAATTTCTTTCTGAATTGCTGATGACCATGGGAAAAGACAGCAACGGCTATACCATTCAGGAAATGATGATAGAAGTTGTGAGAACCCTGAAAACAACCGACCGCCCCCTGCTTATACTCGACGAAGCCGACAAACTGAGCAACCAGGTAATGTTTTTCTTTATTACCATTTACAACCAACTCGAAGAGGAGTGTGGCATTGTGCTGGCCGCTACCAACCACCTCGAAAAACGCCTCCGCGAAGGCGTAAAATTTAACCGTAAGGGCTACAACGAAATATGGAGCCGCATTGGCCGCAAGTGTATAGAGCTTAAAGGCGTAGGCGCTGCCGATATTGCAGCCGTGTGCGAGGCAAACGGTGTTACCTCAAAAACCGACATTGAAAAAGTAATTAACGACTCTGAAGGCGACCTGCGCCGGGTGCGCCGCAAAGTTTACGCAATAAAAAAATCAGCCTAATCAGGCAATACGTTCATTAACAAACTGATAAATGCGAATTAAAAGAGCATTAACCGTATCAGACTTACGGGCATACAAGGCGACCACCTTAGATTTTGAGCATCAATGGCTCGAATGTATTGGCCGCCCCGAGTTAACCGGAGCCTGGTTAGTATGGGGAAACTCAGCAAACGGGAAAACGCGCTTTGCGGTTCAATTAGCAAAATACCTGGCTACATTTTGCAAGGTTGCCTACAACTCGCTCGAAGAGGGTAGAAGTCAATCCATGAGACAAGCTGTAATCAACAGCGGAATGGCAGATGTGCAACGCAGTTTTTTGTTTCTCGACAAAGAACCAATTTCAGAACTGGCAGCCAGGCTCCGCAGGCGCAAAAGCCCGGATGCGATTATAATAGATTCGATTCAATACTCCGGCCTTACCTATGCCGAGTATAAACGCCTCAGAGACGAGTTCAGAAACAAGCTTTTTATAATGATTTCGCACGCTGAAGGCCGGGAGCCAAAAGGCAATGTGGCACGCTCGGTAAGGTACGATGCATTTGTGAAAATTTATGTTGAAGGTTATAAAGCCTTCCCACAGAGCAGGTATGGTGGCGGAAATGAATACGTGATTTGGCCGAAAGGCGCACAGGAATACTGGGACTACAAATAACATTTAATAATAATTTAAAAACCGTTTAATATGGAAAATAACAACCAGGGCAGAAGGCCCGAACAGGAAGAAGTATCGACCAAATTTTTTGCAGGAGCTTTCTGCGGAATGCTAATTATCATCATCATTCTTTTAATTTTAAACAACAGGTAAAATGCAAACAACTGTAGATAAACAAAAAAACGCGCTGATTAAGAGGTTTCACACCCTTATAGGCAAGGCCGGAATAAGTCAGGAAAACAAAGCGGTAATTCTGGCACAATACGGAGTTGAAAGCTCGCGCGACCTTACCGTAAACGAACTCATTGAAGTGTGCACTTCAATAGACTACCATGCGCACCCCGCGCTGGCGCAAACCGACCGCTGGCGCAAACGGCTGCTGGCTGCAATTTTCGGCTGGCTGAAAAAAATGGGCAAACCCGAAGCCTCCATGGAACAGGTTAAAGCAATTGCCACTCGCGCTGCGGGTGCCGAATCGTTTAACAAAATTCCAAACGATCGGCTCCGCTCGCTGTACTATGCGTTTTCGAAAAAATCGAAAGACCTCGATTTTGTTCACGAAGTTACCGCCGCCGAAATTGACTCGCTTATACATTGTAATTAGTATCAGGAATAAAGTATCAAAATGAATTTAAATCAAGCAATCATCATCATTGCCGCCATGTTTGCGGCGCTGGTGGCCCACAACATCTGGTGGATGTTTTTTTCGAGCGAAGCATTTTTTACACGTAAACCAAAAACAAAAAAACAACATGAGTAATAAAAACATAGAACAACAACGCCAACTCGCGCACCATTTAGACGCTAAAATTGCCAAACTGCTGGCAAAACTAAACAAGCTAAACGCCGAGATTGAGGCCAACCCAACAGCCGAAAAACTAAACGATTTGAGCCTGTTGAGATACCACATTGAGTGCACCGAAAACCGCATAAAAGGCCGCTTTATCAACACGCGCGTTGATTACGGCATACAAATTAGCACAGGCACACCGGCATTAATACTTACCTGATTATGGCTTTGCAAATTCATTTTACACCCGAAGAAATTGCATACTTCCTGCGCCAGAATGGCTTTACCGTTGAGCCCCGCACCTTTGGCCGCTGGGAAACCCGCTACCACAACCAAAGTAAATGGGTGGAATACACTGCCGATGCAGTTGTGATTGGCGAAAAACAGGTAAAAGCGGCTGATATTTTTCAGCACGTTGTAGAGTTGAGCATAAAAGGACTTTGCACCCCAATCAATGAAGAAACAAAACAAAAAATTGAAAACACATTTAAAAATCATGGTTAAAACAAGAGAAAAAAAAGTAGTGGTAGCAGGCATCAGCCGCGAACAGTTTGAACAGGCATTTGCCGATTATGCCGCCGCCGATGCGCGCTTTCAGAACATCGCCACAAAAATGGACATGGAAATCACCCGTATTCGCGAAAAGTATCAGGATGCCCTGGCCGGTTTGCAAGCCATTAAAGAAATCAATTTCGAAACCATTCAGGTGTTTGCCGCCGAAAACAAAGCCGATTTGTTTGCAAAACGCAAATCCATAGAAACAGTACACGGCACTGTTGGTTTTCGCACCGGAACGCCAAAGTTAAAGCTGCTGAAAGGCTTTACCTGGGGAGCAGTTACCAACATGCTGCGCGAGTTTATGCCCGCCTACCTGCGCCTTACCGAAGAACCCGCGAAAGACAAGCTGCTGGCCGACCGCGACATGCCCGAAGTGGCCAAACAGTTTGCCAAAATTGGTATTGCCGTAGTGCAGGATGAAATCTTTTTTGTAGAACCCAAAAAAGAAGCCACCGAATGAAAGGGGCAAAGTACACCTACGAACGCAGCGGCCTGGTGTGGGTTATCTACCGCTGGAAATACACCGAAAAAGGAGGAGAGGGAACAAAAATAAGCGAGCACACCACCATGCCCGAAGCGCGCGAAAAAGTGTACCGGCTCAATGGGTGGAAAAAACCCGACGTTTAAATCAATTCAACTTTTCCAAAGTTCAAAACTTTGGAAAAGTTAAAATAAAATTGGCAGGTAATACGGGCGGCTGCAAGATAAGCCGAAAAGTTCATAGTTTATTGGTTTAGTTGATTTTAGGCGGGGGCCTTTGCCCCGCCTTTTTACACGGAACGGAATCCTGCCCGTTCTACAACGTGTTATGTAGCTGGCGGATATTTACCCACGACCCCAGCAACGAAGCACTAAAAAATAAAAGCGAAGGGTGGGTATTTTGAATTTTAAACTTAAAAATTAAATATTATGGGATGCGATATTAATTCATTTGCAGAAGTAAAGCGAAACAATAAATGGGAAAAAGTAAACGACCATTTTACTCTTGACGATAACAACAAAAAATTCTACAACAAAGAAAAGGGAGATAATCCTTTTTATTGGAGAAGCTATTCAACATTTGCTTTTTTGGCTGGTGTTAGAAATTATGAACATTGCGAACCAATAAGCGAACCAAAAGGATTACCAGATGATTTAAGTGAGGAAGTAAAAAATAATTATGAAGATTTGAAATGTGATACTTATTCTGCTTCTTATTTAACAGCCAAAGAACTTTTAGATTTTGATTACGATAAAACACTTTTGGATAGAAGAGTAACAAAAACTAAGGGGAATTACGCTAATGGAGCAGCATTGGAAGAAGAAGGAGAAGGAAGAATTTTAACATATAGGGAAAATTTAGGAGAATGGTTTTTTAAACACCTTGAAGAATTAAAAACACTTGGAGAACCTGAAAATGTTAGAATTGTCTTTTGGTTTAATAACTAAATCGGCTTTGCCGAAAGCGGGTGGGGCTTTTATTTTTTCTTTCAATTATGCAGAAAGGTTAAATCGAAGCACTTCTCCCGTGTGCTACCAACATTCAATTAAAAATTGACAATTGACAATTAAAAATTAAAAACTATCATCATGAAAAAAACAATTTCACTCACCACCGCCGAAAGCCAGTTGCTAACATCAGCACTGGCCACCCTCAGCCGCCGGTTGGGCCACAAAGTAAACAACGATGTGCGCAACAACCGCCAAACATTAAACCGTGTTTTCGCCCGGCTCGAACGCATACAGCAGGCCGAAGAACTTGCCCGCAAAATTAACGGGGTAGCGTTAAAAACACCGGTTGAAATGGCAATGCTGTACTCTTAGGCAATTAAAAATTAAAAATTAAAAATTGAAATGAAACGATTCACACCCGCTGAAGATGATTTTTTGAAGGACAATTACCTGCAAATGTCATACAACCAGTTAGCCGTTGCGCTTAACCGCGATATGGGTTCGGTGGCTGGTAGGCTAAAACGGCTGTTGCTGCTATTACCCCCCGAAGTTAGGCAGCAACGCCAGGCGATAACCAATAAAAACCTGTTAATACATGGCGCTAAAAGCCGTTTTACAAAGGGGCATACACCGGCCAACAAAGGCAAAAAAATGCCGCCCGAAGTGTACGAAAAAGTAAAACACTCGTTTTTTAAGAAGGGCAATAATCCTGCAAGCAATGTACATTTTGGCCAGCCCTATTTATACACCTACGTAAAAAAAGGGCGCACCGAAAGGATTTGGTTTATCCAGGAGGGCAACTGCAAACGCTCTGCCTACCTTGCTTACCTGTGCCGCCAAAACTATATCGACTTAAACGGTCGCAAACCACGCCTTGTACCCGGCTTCGACCACAGCCGCCCGCCCACCATTGAAGATGTTATCATTGTAACCAACGCGCAAAATATGCTCAACAACACAATTCATAATTACCCCGAAGAGGTTGTAAAACTTATCAGGGTAAAAACATCATTGACACGTCAAATCAAAAAAATCAAAAAAAATGAGTAAAAACACCATCAATTCGGGCTTCACGCTTACCGATGTACGTACCGAAGCATTTCTTGCCATTCAGCAACTTAAAGCGGGCACCATGGATGTAAAAACAGCCGGCGAAATACGCAACCTGCTCACCGTTGTAATCGACACTGCAAAAACACAGGTGGAGTTTCTGAAAGCCATACCCAACTCGGTAAAAGAGCAGATGAACGAAACCAGTATTAAAGCCATTGCCGGAACCCTCCGCGACCGCGATGCCGAACTTGACCAGAGTTTGGAAGAAATTGAACAAAGCCGTAAAAAAGCGTATGAATCTTACTAACCAAATATAACAACAAATGGAAGAATTTATTAAAAAAGTGGCAGCCATGCGCCAGGCGCAGCACGACTATCTTAAAAGCCGCGACCAGTTTAACCTTCAGGCGGCAAAACGCCTGGAGGCCGAAGTTGATAGCGCAATAGCAGAACTTACCGCAAACAGCAACGATGCGCAATTGCGCAATTTGGGCAACGATAACCATCCTAAATTATTTTAACACATGGCCATCAACAATATAAAATACTTAGATGAGTTTGCGCCCTGGATTAACAAGATTGAGGTAAAACAAGGGCAGTGGCACGTGCAATTTTACCCCGGCACAACGGTAATTGCATTTAGCTTAGTTACTGTTACCGAGAAGCTGATGGAGCATGTAATGCACGAAACTATTGAACTTGCCTGCGAGGCGTTAAACACCACGCCCGCCCTTTTGAAAGTAAAAAGCCGCAAGCGCGAACTGGTGGACTGCCGCCTGGCAATTGCCAACATACTGCTCGCCCATTTCGACCATAAAATTAACTACGACACAATGGCCGCCTGTTTGGGTTGGAAATCGCATTGCAGCATGTTGCACGCCCGCGACAATTCAGATGTGAAAGAGGTAAAGCACTACATAAACAAAGTATACAGCCGCTACCCGTTTTTAAAAAATGGTTATAAAAACATGCGGTAACCAATTAAAAATTAAAAATGATAAATTAAAAATGAAAGGATTTGAAACAACATACCTTGTAACAAAAGAAACCGTTGTGTACCGCCAGTGTCCCGATTGCACCGGCGGGTACAACATACGGCAGTTTGCAGGCGAACGCATGAAAGTAATTTGCACAGCCTGCAAAGGCTCTATGAAAAAGAAAATTACACACCGTACCGAAGTAAGTCTGGAGGAAGCACTGCGGGAACGGGGAATGATGATTAACGATTAACGATGATTTATTAGGCAAAAATTAAATATAGCCCGCGTTAGACATGTTTTTATTATGAAAATAGCATTAATAGATAATGATTTTGTAAGCATTGGGAATCATAACTTTCCGAACTTAGCACTAATGAAAATATCATCATACCATAAGAGTATTGGAAATTCTGTTGTATTGACAAGTTTTGAAGATATAAATCCCAATACTTTATTTAAACACGAATACGATAAGATATATATATCAAAAGTATTTACTGAAAGTAAGACCCCCGATTTTATAAAAACAATTCCAAATGTAAATATAGGTGGCACTGGGTTTTATTTTGATAAGGCAGAAAAATTGCCATTTGAAATAGAACATATTATGCCTGATTATTCATTATACAACAATGTATTGCAAAGTATTAAAAATAAAAAATACTATACAGAAAGTTCAATAGGATTTTTAACAAGAGGTTGTTTTAGACATTGTGAATTTTGCGTTAATAAAAACAGTAATAAAGTAGAGCTACATAGCCCGATTAATGAATTTGTTGATAATTCTAAACCTATTATCACACTTTTAGATGATAATATTTTAGGATTAAAAAAAACAGAATTAATCCCTTTATTTGAACAATTAAATGATACCAAAAAAATAGTGGAATATAAACAGGGATTAGATATAAGGTTAATTAATGAAGAAATTGCAAAAACATTATTAAGTATAAAACACGGTGAACAACAATGGTATTTTGCATTTGATAGATTTGAAGATAAAGATATAATTGAATCTAAATTGAAGATTTGGCACGATACATATATTAAATTAAAAAACTTACAAAACACGAAATATATAAAAACTAAAATATATTGCTTTTGTGGAATGGATTTAAAAAACAAGTATGATGAAAAGTTTGTAATTAATGATTTAGATATTGTATTTAAACGGATAGAAATAATGTTTAGATACAAAACTGTGCCGTATTTAATGCAATTTAATGCAATAAAGCAAAGTAGATATAAAGATATTTATCAAGATATATCACACTGGTGCAACTCAAATATGCTTACAGTTATATATTTAAGTTTGAAAGAATATTTGGAAAAAAACAAAAGATTTAAAACATTGGAATTTTTAAAAAAACATAATATGACCAAGTATTTACAAATGTCTTTTCAAAATATGTGCTAACGGGCCGCGTGTTTGTTTTGTGGCGTCAAAATTTCTGAAACCTGGATTAAATGTTGAAAAGTAGTTTTGTTTTCTTTTTTCGGGTGGGTTTTTCTTATTTAGAATTAAAATAAATTAAGTATAAACTTAAAAATAATTCATTTTTTTGATACAACGTATTAAGTAAATACTTATCTTTGATTCATAATAATAAAGCAAAACAAAATGAAAAGCACTTACGAAATCACAGCAGAAATTTTAAAAGAAGAAAACAAAAAAAGAGTATTTGATAATCTTTATTTAACTGTAAATGGAAAACATGGTGAAATCGCTGAAACAATAG